CAGCTACAGCAGTGCGGTCCGCCCCCGCTTCTCTATCTAAAAAATCCTTTGGTATCCGCCCGGCGTCAGTCCGGGCGGATATTACAGGTATCACATGGAGGTTTTTATGTCTGTACACAGAAGTAAGCGTAAGATAGCATTTTCTGAATTTGAAAGACAGGCGGTAACTTTGAAAAAGCATACGCACGAAAGAATATCTCACGTGCCTAACCGCTATAAGAAGTTTATCTGCCCTGAGCTTTATGAGCTGACCGGGAGTATCTGCCGTGATGTTATCTATGCAAATGAGCAGACTGCAAGCGATCCTCAAAGATACGCCTTGAGGGTGCAGCTTCTCCACAACGCACTTGATACGATACAGAGCCTACAAGCTCCGTTATGGTGCTTTTGGAATTTGCTCAGCTATAAGCCCTCCTCAATGCAGTGCTGGGTGGATATGCTAAATCGTGAATCCGCTTTAATTATCGGCGTACTCAGAGAGGAGAGAAAATTTAACATGATTAAGGTATTGCCTTATGAACAGATACAAAAAGCAGCTTTTCTTAAAAAGCTATCTGAATTACAGAGGTACACTTACGGAAAAATCGCACATGAGCCTTTATATCTGAAGGACTACCTGCTGGACGATATTAAGCGCTCCGTTGATAACGCCTTTACCTCTGCACTTTTCGGTAATGCAAAAATTCCCGAAACAAAGGCGGAATATATCAACAGAACAAAACACCTGAGGCACAGTCTGGACTCACTTAACCACTTGCAACGTCCGCTATTCGCATTGTGGAACATAAGTCAGCCCAGCGAAAACGCCATGGTGGAATGGTCCTCACTTATTAATGAGTGTATCAGCTTAGTACACAGTGTCATAGTGTCAGACCGTAAGCGGTTTTCTTCGCTGACGTAAAACCTCACGGGCGGTATTCTATTCTGCGAACAACTATTGGTTGCGTGATGCTTCTACCAGCAACACCACGAACTTTGCCAATGTCAACAACAACGGCAACGCCAACAACAACGGCAACAACGCTGCCAACAGCAATGCGGTCCGCCCCCGATTCTCAAATTTAGAGTAACCATGTATAAGGGTGAAACTATCTTAAAATTATGAGAAGGAGAATACAGCCCTCCACGGTAAAGTGGTAAATATACAGTCGGCTGCTTTAAGCTGACTACGCCGCGTCGGTGGCCCTGATGCAGTCGGAAGGACGCTTCTTGCATGGCAGAGGATTGAGCATTATCCTCTGTTTCATTTCCGTTACTGCCTACCTGCCAGACAATGCTCAATATATCAGCAGGACGGGAGTAGACGATCAGCACTGTAGGCTGAGGCACTTGAGCCTCAGTCTGCGGTGTTTTTATTTGGAGGAATAATCTTGACGAATGATGAACGAATACAAGCACGTATAGCACGTGATAAGCAAAGGAAGCTCAATAGGGATATGGAAAGAGCTAAGCAGTACGGTGATTTTGACAGCGTTGTTACGCTTCAGCACCTACAGAAATCCCTCAATAAACGTGTGCGCGGTACAAGCTGGAAAGGCAGTGTGCAAGCCTATGTTTCTCACGCCATTGTGAAAAACTACAGGGCTAAGCAGTGTATCAGTACCGGCAGGCTACCTGATTCTTTCAAGGTCCGCAGTATGACGCTCACGGAGAGGGGCAAGCTCAGAAATATTCAAATGGTAGATATTGAATCAAGAGTAATACAGGGTTGCCTGTGTGATGATGCTCTTATGCCTACTTTGCAGCCTACTTTAATTTATGATAATCCTGCAAGTGTTAAGGACAAAGGTGTGAGCTTTGCCAGACGGCGCTTAGATTATCACTTACAGCGACAAATCCGCAAAAGCGGTACAGATTTTTACATTGCAACCTTTGATTTTAAGGGCTTTTTCGATAGTGTCCGGCACAGCTTATGCTTTGAAACAATGAAGCCGCAGTGCTTTGACAAACGGATCATTGACCTTGTTATGAAAATCATACGCAAATACAAAGAGAGCCTACTAAGGTTTATCAAGAATGAAAAGGAGCGTAACCGCATAGCTGAGGCTTTGCGGAATATGGAGGGTGTGGGTATCACGCTGGGTAGTCAAATATCACAGATTATGGCCCTTGTTGCACCTAACAAGCTGGATCACCTCATTAAAGAGGTTTTCAGTATCAAGCCTTATATCCGTTATATGGATGACGGCATTATGCTCCATGAGGACAAATCTTTTCTTGAAAATGTGCTGTCCGTATTCTCTGAAATGGCTAAGGCTCTTGGTCTGCGATTGAACGAGGCAAAGACACGAATTGTAAAAGCTACACAGGGCTTTACTTTTCTCAAAATACGGTACAAGGTAACAAAAACAGGCCACGTCCTCAAAAAGATAGCAAAGGCAAGTATTGTCCGTATGCGCCGTAAACTCAAGAAATTTGTTGACAAAGTGAAGCAGGGCAAGATGCTACTTGATGATGTTTTCACGTCCATAAAGTCTTTTCTTGGATATGTAAAAATCGCACGGACTTACCGTGCGCGTAAAAGTATAATCCAAAGGTACAACACCTTTTTCAATAACTACAGGATGAAAGGAGTAAAGGCATGAACTACTACAAAGTCATTAAAGACGGAGAGGTTATTGATGTAAACCACGTATTCCTCAAATGGCAGCGTAAGCACAATATTATGCTTGCCTGTGATGCGTTTGAAGGTCAGTTTATTCAATCCTCAGACGGCGCTAATATCTGGCGTGTCGATTGGCTTAACCGTCTGCCTGAGGACTTTCCCGGCAGCTATGAATCTATTGAGGCTGTGGAGATCACTGCTGAAGAGTATGAGGAGCTGAAGGAAAAGCTGGAGCTTGGTGAGTCTGTTGAGGACAATACCGGCTCTGAGGAGCAGCCGGACACGGGCGAAACCGAAACGCCGGAAACACCTACGGAGGAGGTTATGTCTGCAACTGCAATGCGCCTCCGTATCAAAGATTTGGAGGGTACTGTAGCTGCTCTTGTAGAGAGCAACAAAGCCCTCACAGATGAATTGCAGGCAGCAAAAATTATTTTGGGGGTGGAGTAATTGAAACTTACTGATTTAGCAAGGCAGCTCCGCCCTCTTATCGAAAAAGGCGTACAGAGCCTCACGGATGATGAGGCTCTTACCGCCGTAACACTGTTTCCTGCATGGCAGGCTGATACAGCCTATACCACAGGACAGCGTGTACAATACAACGGCACTCTGTACTCAGTATTGCAGGATCATACCTCACAGGCAGATTGGACGCCCACAGCGGCGGCAAGTCTGTTTGCTAAGGTCCTTATCCCTGACGCTAACGTAGTACCTGAATGGGAGCAGCCCGATAGCACTAACCCCTATATGGCTGGTGATAAGGTGCTGTTTGAAGGAACGGTCTACGAAAGTGTGATAGATAACAATGTATGGTCGCCGTCTGCTTATCCGGCAGGCTGGGAGGCTGTAAATACTGAGTAAAGGAGGTAAACCAATGTATGTAGACGGTCAGACTATCGTCTTGGCAGGCGGAATACTCACCGCTATTACAGCCTTCGTAGCTCTGGCGTGGAAGCTCTTTAAGTGGATTAACCACCAAAAAGAGCAGGACTTAGAAATCAAGCGCGTTGAGAGTAAGGTAGATACCGAAATCAAGCGTGTTGATAACAAGGTTGATACCGAAGTCCAAAAGCTGCGCGATAGACACGAAAGAGATCAGAACGGCATACAGGATGAGCAGACTCTTGTTATCTACGGTCTGCTTGCCTGCCTAAAAGGTCTTGCAGAGCAGGGCTGTGATGGCCCTGTGTCTGAGGCTATTGACAAGATCGAAAAACATATCAACTTAAAAGCCCATGAACATCAGTAAAGGAGTGATTGAAACATGGCACTGAAAATCATTGAGAAGATCCTCACCAAAAACCCCTGCTATATCGCAGGCAGAAAAATCACCGTAAAGGGCCTCATGCTCCACTCGGTAGGCTGTCCTCAGCCCTCCGCTATGGTATTTGTGAAAAACTGGAATCCTCCGGCTAATGGCCGTGAGGTATGCGTCCACGGATTCATTGACGCCAACACGGGGGAGGTTTATCAGACCTTGCCGTGGGATCATAGAGGCTGGCACGGCGGCGGCAGCTCTAACAACACGCATATTGGTGTTGAAATGTGTGAGCCTGCGTGTATCAAGTACACAGGCGGCTCTACTTTCACCTGTTCTGATACCGCCACCGCAAAGGCAGCAGTGAAGCGCACCTATGAGGCTGCCGTTGAGCTGTTTGCCTTCCTCTGCAAGCAGTACAAGCTCGATCCTCTGGCTGACGGTGTTATCATCAGTCATAAGGAGGGCCACAAGAGAGGTATCGCAAGCAATCACGGCGATCCTGAGCATCTGTGGACTCAGCTCAAAACCGGCTATACTATGGACGGCTTCAGGAAGGACGTCAAGGCGGCTATGGCTGAGCCTGAAAAGCCTGCTACTCCTGCTACTCCTAAGGTGCTGTACCGTGTACAGGTCGGTGCTTACAGAGTTAAGTCCAATGCCGACGCTCAGCTCAAGAAGGTAAAGGCTGCCGGATTTGATACTTATATGGTACAGGTCGGCGGTCTGTACAAAATTCAGGTGGGCGCTTATGCTGTCAAGGCAAACGCTGAAGCAATGCTCAAGAAAATTACGGCTAAGGGCTTCAGTGCCTATATCACAACCGCCACCGGCGCGGCTGTTGCCGTTACCCCTGAGCCTGCGAAAAAGTCTATTGACGAAATCGCAAAAGAGGTTATCCGGGGTAAGTGGGGCAACGGTGCGGAGCGTAAGCAGAAGCTCACTGCTGCCGGTTACAACTACAGTGCTGTGCAGAAGCGTGTAAACGAACTGTGCAAATAAATTAAAAGGAAGGTATCTACTATGAACGCTTTTATTTCTGAGTTTATCGCAAACTACGGTATGCAGATTCTCTATGCAATCTTTACCGCCATTGCCGGTTATATCGGCTTTGTGGTAAAGAGCCTCTATCAGAAGTACGTCAATGACGCCACCAAAAAGGCGGTTGTCAAAACCTGCGTACAGGCTGTAGAGCAGCTTTACACTGATCTGCACGGGCAGGACAAATACAACAAGGTTGTAGAATCCGTGTCTGAGATGTTGACCGAAAAAGGCATTACTATTACTGAGATTGAGCTTAAAATGCTCATTGAAGCCGCAGTCGGTGAGTTTAATAAGGTGTTTGAGAATACAACTGAAGTAGCAAAAGAATAACTGTTACAAGCACTGTAACGGCTGGGAAAAGTGTAACGCCTGAGCCGTTACAGTGTTACAGTGCTGTTACTATGTTTGTAACACCTTAAAACCCCTTGATTTATCGGCATTTTTGGTACAAGTGTTACAGTGTTACACTGTTTTCTAATAAAGTACCAAAAATAAAGAGAGTAAAGCGGTTTTTACGCCTTAGCGCCCATATATACGGAAATTTATAGGAAAAAGCCCCGTGAGTGTAACACTATGCACTCACGGGGCTTTTTTTTCGTGTCAATTTTTCTTCGGGCTACACAATACCCCCTAAAAAATGATTTAGGGGGAGGGGGTTATCAGCCGATCTGTGTACCGTCCGGGAAAACAAACGCAGCTTTATACTCTGCGCCTAAGATACCGGCAATTTTCTCCAGCTCCTCAGAGGTCAGCTTATCCTTTTTCAATCTCTGATTAAAAGCGGAAGGTGTGGTATCAAGCTCTCTTGCAAGGTGGGCCTCACTCATACCCTTATATGCAAGAGCCATTTTAATACGCTGAGCGTTAGTCATAGGTTTGTTACCTCCTGTTTCAGTATTGCAGTATCATTATAAAGGAAAAACTGCATAATGTCAAGAGATTTTCAAAAACATTTAGAAAAAACTTTATAAAACCCCTTGACAAAGTCGGTAATGTTCGGTATAATATAGAAAACAGAACGAAAGCAAAGGAGCAAAATGCTATGGATGAAGGCTACACAAAAGACGGTTACTATCGTGCCTGTGTCAATGGGACGTGGATAACCTTTGTATCTTACGAAGAATATGTTGAGTACATTACAGATTAAATGGAGGATCAGATTATGACAGCATTAGAAAAGAAGCGTATTAAATACCGGCTTTTTGATAGGCATGAGGCTCTTGTTAAAGGCTCTCCTGAAGATATGCAGGTAGCCCGTAGGATTTTAGGCTTTTTAAGAAAAGGTGAAATCCGCTTAGATTTGAGTGATGTTGATTTTCGTACTGAGCATGAACTTGAGGCGGCAGGCGTGCGTATCAGATACAGTGGTAGAGGTTGTAGCGCGTATGCACGTATTATTTGGCACAGTGAGCCTGAGGAAACAGGCTCTTTACACCTTGCGTTGCCCTCTGTTCTCGCAAACAACATCTAAGGAGGTCCACTATGAGTAATTCAGTTCGTGTGCTTGCAGAAGAACACCCTACATATTTCTTATGTGGGCGTAAAGATATTCCCGGTCTTGTAGCAAAGGCCGAAGCTGAGGCAGAGCAAATCCTTAAAGAGTTCTCCTGCTTCTATAAGACAGCCGGTGAGCTGACTATCAAGATTGAGCCTATACAGTATGACTGCGGATTTGGAATAGGCGGTAAGCTGCTGTGGGACGGTGAGCCTGTCCTTGAGGAGAAGGACTGCGGTTTATTGTTTCTGCATCTAAATGAGGTTATGCTTAACCGTATGATCCAGCTTGGCATACCCTCTTTTGGCAGGTGAGCAGCAATGGCTAAGAGGACCGTACAGGGCAAGGATAAATCTACCTTTGCAAAGAAGTTGCTTGATCTCTCACAGAGATACCACACGTGGGAGGTATGGAGTGATTTTATCGTAATGTTTGCTATCGCCATTTCAAACAGTGTTGATAAGACACAGTTTGAGGAGCGCGAAGCAATGTATATGAAAATCATTGAAAAGTACAACGAAAAAGAACGCGCGGTATTTCCTGAGTTGGTAGTGGAGGTAGTCAACGCCTTATCAAATAACCCTGAGCAAGATTTTCTCGGTAGTGTCTATATGGAGTTGGAGCTTGGTAATCATTGGATAGGTCAGTTTTTCACTCCTTATGACGTCTGCCGTTGTATGGCGGATATATCTACCGGGACAGTGGTAGAGCAGATAGATCAGCATGGGTATATCAGTCTAAATGATTGCGCCTGCGGTGCAGGTGCAACCCTCATAGCCGGGGTACACGCTATCCGCCACGCCTTAGAAAAAGCAGGCAGTCCGCTGAATTGGCAAAATCATGTACTTGTAGCGGCTCAGGATATAGACTTTACCACGGGTATGATGTGCTATATTCAGCTATCACTGATAGGCTGTGCCGGATTTATCAAAATCGGCAACACCCTCACTGATCCTATGCACAGTGGGGATAACCCCTCAAAGTATTGGTATACGCCTATGTATTTTTCTGATACGTGGCACTACAGGAGAATTTTTCAAAGAATAGATACGCTGTTTAGCAGGAGGATTGACAATGAAACAGACAACGGTTACAATTAAAAAGCCTATCACTCTTGAAAAAATATACAGGGTGATAGCAATAGAAAAGCAAATCTCTAAGGCTCTGGAGCTTTTAGGTTATGACCTTGAAAAGCATATCGTTACTCTCAAGCTCACGATTTTCAACCGCTGCATAGTCAGTGTGGACGGTTACTATTTCGGTATTTGGGATCTTCGCCGGTGTACCTTTGTTGATTGAGAGCTACACAGCGCAGTAATTAAAATGTTCTTAACTTAAATGCAAGAAGTGAAGAAACAAGTAAAATTTTGAGTTGTTTTCTTTACTTATTTCATAACTCAGCAAGTTACCGGCAAATAAGCTAACGTGCATATTTCACCCATTTATGATCGTTAGAGCCTTAAAAACTGCTATTTTCGGTGTTTTATAACCACGAATGATAATAAGCTGCAAGTTACCAGCAAATAAGAAATACCGCAGAGGGCTTATTTCCTCTGCGGTATTTCTATGTCGATTGCAAATACGGACTTGTACCACGTAATACAGAGTTCGTATCTATGCGTTATGGTGGAGCAAGACGCACAGTGTACGAACACCTCTCCTGCGTCTGCCGCCTCTGCTTCAGATAGAGAAATAATGCGGCTATCAGAGCTGAAATTGAAATTGAGCTTTAGGTGATCGTCATATAGGAATACGGAATTAACAAAGGTAGATATGAGCTGCTTTTGGCACTCTCTGTCCGTATAGTCCTTATCCCTGAATTGACGGAAAAAGAAATCTACATACTCCCGTGTGATATGGAAGCCCTTAGCTATTTCTCTGTCAGCTATGGCAGATACAAGGTCCTTCTGCTGGGCCTCCAGCTCTGCCATTCTCTTTTTGGTAGCCTCATTCAATATACCTGCCTCAATAGCGGTAATGAGGTTTGCTATTGCTTTTTCGGTCTGCTCTAATTCCCGGTGGAGAGCGTTCAGCTCCTCTTGACTCTCATCCTGAGCCTGATAATACTGCCATGTGTTCTCAATTAAAAACTCTATCAGCTCATCATCTTTCAGAAGATCTATTGTGGCATTTATTACAAGGTCCTCAACAATGGCCTGCCGGATAGACTTTTTATCGCACTCTCTAAAACGCTTTTTCTTAGAGCAGGAATAATAGTTATGCTTAGCACCTGTTTTGCTTGTACCTGATTCTCCTATCATACCTGAGCCGCACTTACCGCAAAACAGTTTATCTGTAAGTAGGTACTCAGCCTTGCTCCACTTATGAGCCGGAGCGCGTTTATTGATTTTCAGCATTTCCTGTACTTTCCAAAAGGTGTCATCATCTACGATACGGGGCATACCGCCCTCAATGCGTTTGTCCTTATACAGATAAACGCCGGTGTACTTTTCGTTTTTCAGGACGGCATACAGGCTGTTATTGGTGAAGGCTTTGCCTCTGCGGTTACGCAGTCCTAAGCTGTTGAGGTGCGTAATAATCTCTGTTACCGTACTACCGGCAGCGTACATATCGAAAATCATTTTAACTGTGGGCGCGGTATCAGGATCAAGGATAAACCGTTTATCTGGACCTGTTAAATAGCCCATAGGACGGTTGCCTCCTGTGCTTTGGCACTTTTCGGCGCTCTCTGCCTGACCTCTACGGATATTCTGAGAGAGCTGTAAGCTGTAATACTCTGCAAAGCCCTCAAGCACGCTCTCAAGGATAACCCCCTCAGGAGTGTTAGGGATTGTTTCAGCAACATACTCTACCCGGACGCCGTTCTTTTTGCACTTATACTTGTTAAGGGTGATCTCCTCACGGTTACGCCCGAAGCGGTCCACCTTCCATAATATAATTACGTCAAATTGCTTTTTAGCTGTATCTTTAAGCATCTGCTGGAATTGCTCACGGTTATCACTACGGCCACTCTTAGCCCGGTCAACATATTCATGCACTATCGTGTAGCCGTGAGCCGTTGCGTATTTGTACGCCTCAGAGAGCTGCCCTTCTATTGACTGCTCACCTTGACTGTGTGAGGAGAAACGGGCATACACTACCGCCAGCTTGCCACTGCCTATTTTATCTTTTGGAATATTCCATTTTATCTCTGCTGACATAAATACCTCCTTTAGCCTCTCACGATTCGTGAGAGGCTTTTTACTTTACCCCGGCAAGTAAGATAACACCGTTTTCCTTTGCCAGAGTTTCAGCCGCAGGAGTGAATGTGTTATTTGTTACTACCATAGCTTCAGTGCAGCCGTAATGTACCTTGCCTGCTACGGCTTCCTGCACGGCGGCGATACCTACAGGCTGTGAGTAGTATTTACATTGTACCGCATACTTTTTGCCGTTCTTATGGGCTGTAATGTCTATCCCGTAATCACCTGAAGCCTGTGTTACTTTTACACCCCAATAGCCCTTGCATTTCAAATAGTCAGCAACACGGCTCTCATACTCAATGCCGGTCATAGGTTGCTTGTTCTTAAATGGTAGCTTTATAAGCCCCCACAGGAAAGTAAGCGCTCCCAGTAGAAAAGAGCCGCAGAGGGTAAGGGCAAAGTAAATCATATAGAACGGAAACAGCAGGACCGTACCTATACAGCCCCTCTTTTTGTACCGCCTCATTTGTTTTTAAGCTCCTCAGCAAAAACTATCAGCTTTGCCTGATCTACAACACTAAGCTGCTCAAAGATATTAAGCAGCTCCACGGCCTGCTCAGACAGCTTACGTTCAGAGCCGTTGATGATAGTAACGGGCGCGTGGGTAGAGCCAATAATACCGTGATTATCGGTAATGGTTAGTTTGGAGTCCTCCATAAGCTGATCCACGGAAACGTCAAAGTAGTCCGCTAACATTTTCAGTGTTTTTCCACGGGGCTGTGATCCTTTGCGCCAGCCTGCGGTAGTGGCGTTGGAAAGGCCCAGCTCTTGACCGAGGGCTGTAACGGAGATGCCCTTTTCGTTGCAAAGCCTCTGAATGTTGTTAAAGAAGGTCATGTCATTATCTGTTGTGGTACTCATAAAAGCTCCTTTTCTACCTACAAACAGACGAAAAACGAACATTACAAAATAATTTAGAACTTTTTTCTCAAAAACGCTTGACAAAGTCGGTAATGTTCGGTATAATATAGGAAACCGAACAAAATGAGCGCAAGAAAAACGCCCCTGCGAATTTTCGGTTTTTCGCAGCAGTAGGTAAAGTGTATTTTGTTTTAGGTGGTACTGAACATTATAGCACAATACCGAACAAAAGTCAACAAGAAGGAGGTATTTTGTTTGGAAAACTTTTATAGCTGTGAACAAATCGCAGAACGTTACGGCGTCCACGTAGTTACAGTATGGCGCTGGATCAGGAAGGCTGAGCTTCCGGCTATAAAAATTGGTAGACAGTATTTCATTACCCATGAGGCCCTTGCAGAGTTTGAACGCAAGCGCTGTACTGTACCTGCCAATTAAACCTTAGAAGGAGGTACAGGCTATGCCTAAGATTAACTG